AAAAAGCATTAAGAGATGCACCTGCTGCAAAAGCAATTACAGATGCAGACACTATTGCTAAGTTAAAAGCAGCTTGGGACACAAGTGTATTAGGCGATAGTCCATACGCATAGGAGGTACGGATGGCTTTAACTAAAGTAAGAGGATTAGGTTTAGGTACTCTTGATGATAACATTACCTTTAGTACAGCAGGTAAAGGTGTTCATCTTGGTGTAACTTCTGCTACTGCATCTAATCTCATATCAGACTATGAAGTGGGAACATTCACACCTACATTGCAATCATCAGGAGGTGACAGTATTAGCACATCTTCTGCAAATGGTAATTATACAAAAATTGGTAATGTAGTTAACTTTAGATTTGAATTTATTAATATAAATACGTCTGGAACAACATCAAGCGATGCTGTTAGAATGTTTGGCTTACCTTTTACACCAGATGTTGAAGACGTAAATTTTAGTGTAATGTTTGATAATATTACTCTTCAAGGAAGCAGAACAGGAATGGTGGGATTTGTAAATTCTACCTCTAATCATATTTTCTTTTCAGCAAATGGTTTGGTTGGTGGTGATGCTTCAGATACCCCAGTAGATTGTGGAGATATTAATAGTGGTGTTTCAGACATATTTGGAACTGGGTTTTATTATACAGACCAATAGGAGATAAAAATGGCGTTAACAGAAGAAGTCCAAAATGACAAAATAGAAGTTGTAAAACAAAGTGATTATTCTTGTTTAAGTGTTCGTACAGCAACAATAATTAAAAGAGATGGTGTGGAGATTAGTAGGTCATATCATAGAAAAGTTGTTTTACCAAATGCAGACTTAACACAAGAAGATGCAGATGTGGAAGCTATTGGTAATGTAGTTTTTACTGATGAAATCAAAAAAGCCTATGCTACACATTTAGCAAGTTTAGAGGACTAAATGTCTAAACCAACTATTCAAAGCATAAATTTAAAATTAGAAAAACACATAGCTGTAAGTGATGAAAGATTTATTGAATTATTGAGTAGGGTTAAGAGATTAGAGCATATAATGATTGGTACATCTGGCACAGCAATAGTAATGCTAATAGGTTTACTCGTGAGGTAATATGGTAGTTGCAGAAATTCTTACTGGTATTGCTCTAGTACAGAAATCAGTAGAATTTATCAAGAGCAACATAGCCACAGCAAAAGATATAAAAGACATAGCCAAGCAGATTGATGGGTTCTTTGAAGGCGAAGAACAAATGAATAAGAAGCAAGGCAAGGGCATTGGGATTGCTCAACAGTTTGGCATAGAATCAACAGCATCAGATTTTATTGATAGAAAACTTTTAGAAGAACAGCGATATGAATTGAAATTGCTCATAGACAATCGCTTTGGACATGGCACATTTGCACAGATTTTATCCGAAAGAGCCGAGAAAATAAGAGAAGCAAAAGAAGCACAAAAACAAGCCAGAATAAAAGCTAAAAAACAACAAGAAGAAATTATAGATATACTCAAATGGGGTTGCATAATATTTTTTGGTATAGGTGTTTTTATATTGCTGTTAGTTCTAGGTTTAAAAGCGTTTGCCACAGAATTAGTTTATGAATATAAACCTAGAGATTATTCAAGACAACAAAAAGAATGGAGAAATCCAGACGCAAAAAAATATACAACTTGTAGGCTAAAGAAAAGAATTACCTCAAAATATACAAATAAAAAAGCGTGTATTTATGAGGGTGGTAATAAAACTTTTACAATGATGATTGAAACTTGGTGTCCTAAAAAATATAAATGTGTTTACGACCCAAATGGCACAGAACCAGATATTGATAAAGTTATGGAAAGTTTAAGGAGCATAAAAGAATGATTACAGCTTTTATGTTATATTGTGCAATGCAACCAAGCCAGATGAATGAAGCAAAGATTTATTTCAAATCCATAAATGATTGCACATATTACGCTGAAAGATTAAGTGGTCAGCAATTTATGTCAGAAAATGGCAACCAGACATATGAATGCCATTGTAAATTAGTTCCTAGTATTAACCCAAACAAAGTAAAGGTATATTGATGGAAAAAAAATTAGATACAAAAAAAATGTTTGAAAAACCAGTAAATGTTAAAATAGATGAAAATAGTTTTGAATTATCTTTGAGAATATTAAGTAATGAATTTGTTGCAATAAAGATTGGTTCTACAAATTTTTCTGGTAAACTAATAGCGGGTGGTATTTTATTATTGTTTTTTACCCTAATTTTATTGGAGGGTTTTGGATTAAATGAGTTATTAATGCAATGAATGTAGAAACTTTTTTGAAATGGAAAATATTACCAAGATTAATGATGCTTGTAAGCACAATAATGTCTTGGAGATGTGCTGAATGGTTTATGCAACTCGATTCCCCAACTGCTAGTCAATCTGCGTTCGTATCAGTTGTTATGGGGGTTATGACAGGAATTTTTGGAATTTGGATAGGTCAAGAACATAAGGTGGAAAAATGAATTTAGAAGAACTAAAACAACATATAAAGTTTGAAGAAGGTGTAAAGCTAAATGATAATGGCGAACACATTTTGTATAATGATTCACTTGGATATAAAACTTTAGGAATAGGGCATTTGGTAAAAGCCACAGACCCAGAAAACGAAATGGAAGTTGGAACTGTTGTATCACAAGAAAGAGTTGATGAATGTTTTGAAGCTGATTTATATATTGCCATAAATGATATGGAAAAATTTACAGAAGATATGAATGTAGATGAAAATGTAAAAGAATGTGTAACACATATGGTATTTCAATTAGGTTTACCCAGATTAAATAAATTTAAAAATTTCAAACAGGCATTATTAGATGGAGATATTGAAACTGCACAAGCTGAAATGAAAGATTCGTTGTGGTATAAGCAAACAACAAATAGAGCAGATAGATTAATTGAAAAGTTAGGTAAAAGCATCTAAGTCATTGATTTTAAAGGGTTTATCCCTGGGAAGTGAGGTGTAAAATGATTGCTAGTTTATTACCAGTTGCATCAAAGTTACTTGGCAAATTTATTGAGGATAAAGACACAAAAAATAAACTTGCACATGAAATAGCGACTATGGCTGAAAAACACGCTCAAGCGTTGGCTATGGAGCAAATAAAGGTAAATATAGAGGAAGCTAAAGGTAACTGGTTTCAAAGTTCGTGGCGACCCCTCATAGGTTGGATTTGCGGTCTTTCCCTAATGATAAATTATATGGTTTCGCCAATTTTAGCGGGATTTGGTATTATTATCCCACAGGCTGATATGTCGGTTATGATGCCATTATTATTTGGTATGTTAGGAATAGCGGGTATGCGATCATATGACAAAACAAAAAAGGTGGACACAAAAAAATGACAAAATTTTATATGAAGCTATATGACTTCTTTACAAGCATAGCCAATTATTTTTGGAAAAAAGCATTGCAACCGAAAAAAGAAAGGGTTTATCATGGCACTAACACAAAAACAAAAAAAGTTACCAAAAGGACTACAGGAAGCAATTCTAAAAAGTCAAAAAAAAGGTAAAAAGAAAAAGAAAGGAAAAAAATAATGCCCTATCATTATGGTAAAGGTTCACATTCTAAGGGAATGAAAAAGAAGAAAAAGAACAAAAGAATGAAGATGAAGAAGAAAAAGTAAATGGTTCTAGTAAAATCTATCAAAAAATTCACAGCTAATTTAAATAAAACTCAAAAAAAAGCTATGAATAAACACGCTAGGCATCATTCATTGAAACATATGAAGCAAATGGCTAAAGACCTAAAAGATGGGAAAACTTTTGATCAAGCACACAGAAGAGCCATTAGGAAAGTCGGGATATGACAGGTCTTACAACTACAGCTACTATTATTGAATTAATAGGCAAAAGACCTATAAAATCAAAAAGAAGAAGAACCAGAAAGAACAAAATGCCCTTTAAAGGCAGTTTAAAGGCGGTACAGCGACTTTTGCCCACTAGAAGGATAAAGTACTAGGTGTAATCCTCAACACCTCACAGGAATGTTTTTTTCAATGATTTGTTTGATTTGATCTAAACATTCAGTTAAACCCCCCTTGACCACAAAGTGAGGTGTACCAAGTGCTTTCGATTGTACCGCCCACAACTTTTGAGAATCAGACAACCTACCCTTTTCATTTTTCAATTCAATATAAAGAACCCGCCCTTCTGGATATTCAATAATTATATCTGGACAACCAGATTTCAAACCCATTTTTTTCATCTTTGCATGATAGGATATAGACCTTTTACCCTCATTAGGTACATGGAAATGTCTAAAAAAATAGTATTTACCTAGATAGTTTAGATATTCATTACAGGCTATTTGAATGTCTGATTCTTTCGTCATAAGGGTCTGTATATTCTGTTTCACTTCCTATAAATACTGCGATTTATTTAAGTACCTCGAAGAACAACAGACCCCTATGTGCATAGTAGAATTGGAGTTCTTACTATATTCCCACTTTGAGGTTGGAGGAACATTTTCAATGTATCACAGAAAACCCTTATTTTACAATACTTTAAAAAAAATTATATTTGGTGTTTGACTTATTTGTAAACCTAGTTTAATATCTAGGTTAATAGTAATAGATTGGAGTTCAAAATGACTATTAAATTAACTAACAAGACTAAGTACAAAGCTACGATTGAGTTATCAATTCCTAGAAACTTTGATATGGAAAAGTTTGAAAGCAAACTTGATGAATTGGCTAGAAACCTAGCCGAACAACATGATGCTGATATTCGTATCGGTAACTTCTTCAATGGTACAAACTGGTATGGGGGAGCAAACTAATGAATAATTTACAAATGGCAAAAGATTTTATAGAGGGGTGTGATACTATCACATCTCTTTTTGTTGGTTTGGGGAAGCAAGATAAATTGTATTCCCTTTATGCTAACTGGAAAGAAACAGTATGGGGTAAAACTGAAAGTGGTGTTCCTATAGCTAGGGTTCAATATAAAACCCAACATCTTGTAAACCTTGCGATTGACTTTGCAGAAGCACAAGAGAAAGCTAAAGTGTTCTGTAAGTCAAATAGGTGTATAAATCTTCTTTATTTAGCCAAAGAGCCTAGTAAACAGAACCCTTATGACTTTAGAACCCCAGAAGAAATAGCCGAAGAAAAAGCTGAAAAAATCAGATATGAAAAAACTATTGATGATATTAGGTGGGTTCGCAGAATGTCAGATAGGTTCGTTTGGGAAGATAAGCATAAGCTAAGAGGAACTTTTGATATTGCTTTAGAAAATAAACTATCGGTTATGTCAGATAGTCTTATGAATTATAAAGAAAAAAAGTTTTTGGCAAACAAATTGAAGCAACAAAAATTGCACAAAAGCAAAAGAAAGCATTTTCAAAAGGCTAAACAAATATCTCTTACTGTTAAGAACTGGAAGCCAAAAGCCATTCAACAAGCTAAGAAAACTAACTTTGTTGGTTCAGTTGGAGAAAAGCTAGAAGTTGAACTTACAGTTCAAAAAATTACTGGTTATTCTACACATTGGAATTATGTGAACATTTACACAATGGTGGATAATGATGGTAACATTTTTGTGTACAAGGGTTCTGCTGATTTAGCCGATAAGAGTAGGTCAGTATGGAAAGCACCAGTAAGGGAAGGTCATAAGATTATCGTTTCTGGCAAGGTCAAAGAGCATATTAAATACAGACCTAGAAACTTTGAAAAGCTATGTATCAAGCAAACTAGACTAGAAAGAATTACTGTTCTTAAAAGCTTGAATACAGATGATATGGGTAGAATTGTTGAGGGAGTAGCCTAATGAAAATTATAATAGATGATAATTTTGCAGACATAACAATTAAATATGAGGGCAAAGAGTATAACCTAGAATTTGGACACCATGATGTTTCTATGTGGTCTTTAACAGAAGCATTTGAAGATGTTTGGGAAAGTTCTTTGCTAAGAGGAAAATTTAAAGTCAATACTAATAGAACACTAGTTTTGAAAAGATGTATAGATAAATTACTTGAGGGGGTTTAACCCCCCTTTTTTTTATTATTAAATTAGGGTTTGACTTATGAATAAACCTAGTTTAATATCTAGGTTAATAATAATAGATTGGAGTTCAAAATGACATTTAATTACTACTTAGATAAAGCACTTGAGTTAGGTTCATTTTCTTTCTTTACCTCAAAGGCTAAACAAAAAGATGCTTTAGATTATCTTAATCGTGCTTATGATTGTCTTAGAGATACTAAGGTTTACAAAAGTTCTATACCACAAGAAAGATGGTTAGAAACATATGATTTACCTATGTCCTTACATCATGTCAAAGAAAAGCACAGAACAGTTTTTCAAAATCTTTCCATTGATTGTGGTTTAGTTTACAAGTTGGTTGAATACAGGAAGCAATTCAAAGAATTTGATATTGTACCACCAACCAAAAAAAATGATCTAACTACAATAATGAAAATCATTAATGATACAGTTGGTTACACTAAAGAATATCCAAATGAAACACAAAGAAACCTAGAACACTATATTACCAAAGATTTGTGGAAAAGAGTTTCTTATAATTGGCACTTTGTAACAAATTCACAAGGTACAAAATTTATCAGAGTGTTTTGGTTCTTAGATGGTAACTTTACTAAATTATCAAAAATTTTATCTTTGAGGGGGTAAACTAATGAGAGCAATAGTTAAAAGTGCTAAGAATGTTAGTGAACTATACAACCAGTTTATTGAAATTGACAATATGACTTGGAAACAAGTTGATGAATTTTATGCCGACACATACATAATTCAAGAAGCTGAATATCTTTTGGGTGTTGTTGTAGAGGAGATAAAAAACTGGGAAAGTGATGAACCAGATTATGCAATTTTTAGAAAAGACATAATGCAACTTAAAAGGTTTATCAAGTATTGGAAACCTAAATGTAAGGCACATAAAAATGATGGGATTGCATGGGAAGATTTAGAAATAATCATTAAGGGGGTAAACTAATGATTGATAAACCTACAAGAATTGGAAATTCGGAACTCTACAATGCTAGGGTTTTGAATATGGGGGTAGCTAAATATTTTGATATAGTAAAAGAGTATGTTGAAATATTGAGTGAAACAAGGGAACTGAATAAAAAAGAATTAGAAAAGAATGGAGAAAAAGCAGAACTAAATCTGTATTATTCAGTTAGATATAATTTAAATTTATTAATTAAAGACAAACTAAATGAGGATAGAAAAAATGGTTAAATTTCTTAAAAACTATGGTGTTTACCTTTTAGAATTTATGGTTTTTGGAACAATAGGTTTTTGTCTAATTATGTTTTTTTTATAGACCTAACCAAAGAAATAATATAGGTTTATATATGAATTGGAGTTCAAAAATGAAAAATAAAAAACTAATTTTTACTTTACTTACTGTTGCATTTGTTGGGGGGTGTTCAACAATGCCAATAGTAGATAGTAGAGGAAAATCATCTGCAAATATCAAAGGCGATATGAACAGATTCCATGATGATTATTATACTTGTAAAAGTCTTGTTGAAGATCAAACCAATTATGGTTGGGATATAGGCAAGAACATTTATAATAATCTTAGGTGGAAAGTCTTATGGCTATCTCCTAAAATGAACACTAGAAAAGACTATATCAACAGGTGTTTAGAAGGTCGTGGCTACAACGTAATCAACAAATAAAAGAGGATTAAATGAATATAATAGCTAAAATTTATGATAATACTAAAGATGGTGTACCTAACTATTCTTTTGATATGGAAGATGGTAGAAGATTGTATTACAGCGGGGTTCAAATGAACCCAATGCCAGTTACAGGTGATGCAATAAACTTTACAATTATTGCTACCAAAACATCAGCTAATGGTAATCAATATACAACTATAAAAGATGTAGAGGTAATCAAAAACCCAGATGGACATAATGATGCACCACAGCAACTATCTAATGTTGTTGAAAATGTTGCACCAACCGCACCACAAAATAATTTCAGTAATGGTATGAGCAAAAGCGATACCCAAAGACTAGATATATTTGTAACTGGTGTAGTTGGGCGGTCAATGGGTTCTGGACATTTTTCAGTACATGATATTGAAGAACTTACTAAGAACGCTGTAAGGGCATTTAATGAAAACCTTAAAAAACTATAAAAAGCTATTTGCCGACTTTTGGGGGTATCATGCAAATGATATTCCCGCTTGTTGGTATTGTAATAAGGCACAAGCAGTTGATATTCACCATATCATTCCCAAGCGTATGGGCGGTGTTAAAGACAATAGATTGAACAGGATAGACAATTTGTTTCCATTGTGTAGATCATGCCATGATAAGGCACATTCAGACAAATCATTGAATGAACAATTTAAAAGAATATTAACAGCAAGATTTAAAAGTAATAGAGAAGAAAAAATAGAATTTTGGATTAAATGCAAATCACCAGTTAATTTAGTAAAAAAACAAATAGCTAGATTAGATAAAAAATACAAGGAATATGGAATAGATGTCTGATATTTACACAATAGATTTTGACCCCGCAAA